TTCAACAGGACTGGCCCGGCAATAGACCGCGGTCAGTCCATCCCTTACGATCCGGCGGTACAGATCCGGGAAGCCTTCCGACTTGGCATCGGCCTGAAGGACACCGCAGAGATGATGGAGATGACCCCGGAGCAAGTTTCCGCCTACGGACTCTCTTTCCCGGCGCGCTCGGCTTTCCCCGCCCCGCCCGGATCTACGAAACTCTACAACCTCTTTCCGCCGGAAACGGCAGACTCCAATGAGTAAGCCCACCAAGTTCGTATTCGCTTCCGACAGCCACGGGGACATGGCCGACCCGGAAAGTCTCGCCGCCCTGTATGCGTATTGCGCCGACTTCAAGCCGGACATCCGCATCGCCGGAGGTGACCACTTTGACATGCGCTCGCTCCGCAAGGGAGCTATGTCCGATACGGAAGGGGCGGAGAGCTTGAAGGAAGATGTCGAGGCTGGCGTGGACTTCCTCCGTCGTTTCCGGCCTACATATTTCCACAAAGGCAACCATGAGTATCGGCTCGCGAACATGGCAAGATCTCATCCGTCCGCAGTCGTGCGTGATTACTGCTCCGACCTCGAAGCGCGCATCGACCGGGAAGCTCGCAAGGCCGGGGTAAAGAAGATCCTCCCTTACCACGGCAAGCTAGGCCTGTTGCGCCTTGGGCCGATCTCCTCTCACCACGGGATCGGTAGCAACCTGACCAAGCTCGGGATGCACTACGCCCAAGAGGGAGGCCTGTTCATGTGCGGACACGGTCACACCGGGCATCAGGTAAACCTTCCCAAGCACGGAGGTGGCGCCGCCTACATGGCTCCATGCCTTTGTCGTATCGACGACATGGAATACGCCGCCAACTATCTGGGGACGGCGCGCTGGAACAACGGCTTCATTGCCGGGTGGTATTCCGGGGACGATTGGAAAGCGTGGATCATTCACCGTATCGGTGACCGTTGGCTCTGGCAGTCCGACTTGACCGTCTGGACGCCGCCGAAGGGATTACGCAAATGAACATTCACGACATCAACTACATCGGTGGACTGCAACAGGAAAACGCGCGCCTCAAGGCCGAGGTCGAGCGGCTCCGCAAGGCCGGGGATGAAGTCATTCACGAATGGTCAAGCGGTGACGAGAAAGAAGCCCGCAACTTTATGAAAGCATTGGTTATCTGGAACGCCGCCAAGGAGGGCAAGCCGAGCGTATGAAAGCCCCACGCATGGCATACCGCCGGGCCACCGATAAGATCCTCGCCGCGGTCATCGCCGAAATCAATAGCTCCGCAGTCCGGCCTGACCCCGGTTTCCTGAAACGAGACGACTGGGCGATCCGTTGGAACATGACCAACAGCCAAGCCACCATCTACCTGAAGAAAGCTCTCTCGTCCGGGATCTTGATCAAGCGCCGCTTCCGCGTCATCACGAACGGTCGCCTCCGAATGCTCGATCATTTCGGTCCGCCGGACAAATCTTATGGACAACGCCGTAGGCGGTGATTGTCTCCTGAACCTTTTCCCATAAACCCATGCCCAACCACCAAACAGTAGACATCGAGAGGTTTCTGCTCGGAGGACTGTTGCGAGACTCCATCGCCTTTCCGCCGAACCTGATCCCCTCCGACTTCCTTGAACCGAAGCACCAAGACATCTCCGCCGCGATCCTTTCCCTAGCGGAAGAAAACGTCGCCGCAGACGAACTGACCGTCACCATGCGCTTGCGCGAACGCAAGTCCACGGTCGAGGCCTTTTACATCTCCGAGATCACCACCGCGGTCGGATCTTCAATCCTCAACCCGGCTTGGGCAGATGAAGTCCGGCGTCAGTCCATTCTGCGCCACATTAATACCGTCGCCAAGAAGACGGCAGAGCTTTCCGCAGATCCGGCCACCGACCCGGACACCCTGCTCGCTTTCACCGAAGGATCTCTCAAGGCAGTCCAAGGCCGGGGACAGAAGTCCGGCGCGCCGACCAAGATGGCCTCCGATGACCTACTTGCCTTCGACCGCTCTAACGATCCCAACACCGTCCTTGGGAACCGTTGGCTCTGTAAGGGTGGGTCCGCCCTGATCGTCTCCCAAGCCGGGGTGGGCAAGTCCTCGCTTATGATGCAGGCGGCAGTCCACTGGTCAGTCGGAGGCCGTAAGGACTTCTTCGGGATCAAGGCCAAGCGACCTTTGCGCGTCGTCGTGGTCCAAGCCGAGAATGATTTCGGAGACGTTGCGGAGGCCTACCAAGATGTCGTAGCTGGCGCACAGCTCTGGCCGGACGAGAAAGTCCGACTCGAGGACAACCTCGCGATCTTCCGGGACATCAACTCCGTAGGCGACGCCTTACCCGGAATGCTCCGGGAGCTTATCACCCAGCACCGAGCCGACCTCATCTTCGTAGATCCTTTGCTTTCCTTCGCCGGGATCGACATCGCCGACCAGCAAGCCGCCTCCAAGTTTCTCCGTCACGATCTCAACCGGGTGCTAGTGGAAACCCAAGCCGTCCTGATTGCCATGCACCACACCACCAAGCCACGCGCCGCAAAGGACAAGGAGGGTCAGACCGTCGCCGACCTTGCCTATTCGGGGGCTGGAAGCTCCGAGTTCGTCAACTACTTCCGAGAGGTCGCTGTACTCGTCAGACAGCAGGGAGACGAACCTGTGTTCAAGTTCGGCCTTACCAAGCGTCGTGGGCGCGCCGGACTCAAGGACTCCGCCGGGGACTTCGCCGGGGAGATCTCCATCCGTCACGCCCGAGCCAAGGGGGAGATCCGCTGGGAGTACGCTATGCCCGGGGAGGGTCAGCCCGGGGAGGCCTCTCAAACCCCTCCAAAATCGTCCCAGAAGCCACGGGAGTGGTGAACCCTAGGCCTACCCCTCCCGGGTTTACAAAAGGCCTCAAAACGGGTCGGTTTGTAAACTGAAACAAACGCTTTACAGCACCCCGGGGTCACTATCTATTGACTTCACACCCAACCACAAATGAACACCACCGAAGCCAACAAAATCATCCCGACCGAGATCTACGAGCGCGTTTCCGCTATCTACGCAACGCACTTCGAGTTCAACCTGAAGCTCCACGACTACAAGGGCGACAGGATCTCCGGCATCGAGGTCACCCGCACCTACGACCTAGGCCGCGAGCCGATCGAAATCGTCCAAGTCAGCGACACCGAATACGTCGTCATCGATCAGCCCCGCAATTTCAAGGACTACTTCGCGCAGGGAGGATCTAACGCTTGGGGTCGCAACAACGCTGGCGTCGCCATCAAGATGCGCGAATTCTATTCCTGCCACCGTATCCTCGTCATTAACGGAGAAATGTTCATCGAGACTCAAGTCTGGAAAGGCGGTCGTCTTAACAAGGACGCCGAGAAGTCCCAGAAACAGCTCACCAAGTTCATCAAGTCGCTCACCAACCGCAAGTCCCCTCTCCCGGTTCTAGCCTCCGTAAAGATCTAATCCTCTCACCACCAACCACTACCACAAATGAACCCCCGAGACTTCAATCACCCGGACGATTACTCAAAGGCCTTCAGCGCCGCCCATCCGGGATACTTCCCCACCTACTTCTCCTCGTTCGTCTGCGCGTGGGAGATCACCAAGGAAACCGAGAAGGCCGTCCTCGTAGACCACCAGAACTGGCTCCCCAAGTCGCAGATCCTCGTCGAGTCCGGCAAGGTCGTAGGCGTCAAGCGCGCCTTCTACGCCAAGCTTCAGCGCACCGCCGCCCGGCACATGGGGAGCTAAAAGGATGGGAGCCACACCGTAATACTCTAAAGAGTATTAGGGGCATTCGCTTGCACCCTAGGTGCGCGCTCGCCCCCCAGCCCTACCCCTAACCCGTGACCGCCTACCGACCCAGCCGCCGCATCAGGGCGTTACAGCTCTGGAAGCGCCTATGGAGGGAGAACCCAAAGGGGATGGAGGAAACCCGGCTCAAGGCCACCGAGGCCGCTTTGAACACCTACCGAACCCGGAACACCAAGCTCGCCGCCTACGTCCAAGAGTGGCCGGAGATCCTGACCAACCCGGAACTGAAAGCCCGTTGCCTAGTCCGGGCTGAAGAGTTCGGTTTCCAGCCCCGTTCCCTCAAGATCAAGCTCAAGCGCCTAGGCCTAATCGCCTTCGACCGGGATCTAAAAGTCTGGGTCAATAACACCCGACTTTTAAATTGCCAAACGAAAGCACCGCCTCCAAATGGAGGTGCTTGACAAAGGCCCGTCCAATTTCCAGCGAGTATGCTAAATGGTGGCGCAAGCTGTCCGATCAGGACAAGCGCGCCCTAATCGCCTCTGGTGCTTTCCGGGCTGACGACCCTTCCTGCGGGGAAGCTAACGACAGCAGATCTCTGCTCAACGGCAATCACTTTGACTTTCAGCGCAACGAGCAGGAGTCCTTCAACCGGGTTTGCCATAGGCAGGGGTCATTCACGATGTCCGCGGATGAGGCCAACCCTACTGTCTCCCAAGTAGAAACCAATGAGGATGCCAGCGCGCCTGTAGATCCCCGGATCGCCGAGCTGGATCTCGCCTCCATCCGTCTGCGCGCCACGCTCCACTTCCTCCTCGAAGGACTCGACCACTCTACAGACCCGGCCATGCGCCTACACGCGGACATCATCCGCATAGTCGTAGGGGAAGGGAAGCCACCCAAGATGACTGTGCTTGCGAAGCGCCATAAGCTCTCCCGGGCGGCGGTGTCGTTACGCTGTCGCAAGCTCCTGCTCCGCCTTGGCCTTGAACCCTCCCGGTTCATGCGACCCGAGGACGAGGTGAATAACATGCGGATCTCGTCAATTCTTCGAGGCCTACGAACCTGACGCCTCGCCGTTTTTTTCGTTCGCCCCAAGCACCCCCCATAAGAAATCTCTTCCACCCCTACCCCTGCCTCGCAGGTCTGCTCGCGTCCTCGGTAAAAATGCATCATTTTAGCGGAAAAACCAAACTCTAAACCCAAACCAGTCATGTCACTCCACCACACCGTTCTCATGATCCCAACTTGGGATCTCAAACCCTACGAAAACAATGCCCGAACTCATTCGCCGGAGCAAGTCGAACAGCTCACGAAAAGCATCAAGCAGTTTGGGTTTAACAACCCCATTCTAGTCCAAGAGGATTTAACTGTGGTCGCCGGACACGGCAGACTCATGGCGGCGAAGAAACTCGGGCTGGAAAGTGTCCCGGTGATCAAGCTTCGCCACCTCACGCAAGAACAGGTGAAGGCCTACGTCCTCGCGGACAACAAGCTCGCCCTTAATGCCGGGTGGGACGACGAGATACTGAAAGCGGAACTGCTCGCAATCCAAGAGGCCGGGGAGATTGACATGGACGCCATCGGTTTCAGCGACGACGAGATGAAGGCGATGATCGACGGCGTGGATGTAGATGACGACACCGAACAGTCGAGATCCGAATACACCAAGAAGATCGACACACCCGTCTACACTCCGAAGGGAGACAAGCCAGAGATCCATACTCTCGTAGATCAGAGCAAGGCCCAAGAGCTTATCTCGAAGATCAGGGCCGCTGACATTACGGAGGAAGAAAAGCAGTTCCTAATCTCCGCGGCCTATCGCCATAACGTTTTCGACTACCACATGGTCGCCGAATACTACAGCCACGCAAACCCGGTTCTCCAAGATCTCATGGAACAGTCCGCCTTGGTGATCATTGACTTCAATAAGGCGATCGAGTTGGGATACGTCCAGCTGTCCAAGAAGCTCGAAGGCATCTATTCAGAGTCCTACGAAGGAGGCCAAAGCAATGATGAAGCATAAGGACTTCGCGGCTTTTATTCTAACGCACGGACGTGCCGGGCGAGTAGACACCGTTAAGACACTCCGAAAGTGTGGTTACACGGGAAGGATCGTGCTGATCGTAGACGACCTTGACAAGCAACTTGGCGACTACAAAGATGAGTTCGGAGATCAGGTGTACGTCTTTAGTAAGCAGAAGGCCATTGAGATGACCGACGAAGGTGACAACTTCAATGACCGACGTGCCGTCGTCTACGCTCGCAACATCTGCTGGGACATTGCTAGGGATCTTGGAGTCAGATACTTCTTGGTTCTAGATGACGACTACACGGAGTTCAGGCACAAGAGGGACGGCCACGGAGAATACATCGACAAGAAGATGCTGAAGATGGATAAGGTTCTTGACGCTATGCTTGATTACTACGCCTCAACTCCAACCGTATCTCTCGCCATGGCACAAGGAGGGGATTTTATTGGAGGAGCTGATGGAAACTCTTGGCATAAGCCGAAGCGCAAGTGCATGAATAGCTTCATCTGCTCTGTCGATCGCCCGTTCAAGTTCTTCGGTAGTACCAACGAAGACGTCAACGCATACGTCACGTTGGGATCCCGGGGCGACTTGTTCCTTACGTTGACCACCGTCGCCTTGCAACAACGACAGACGCAATCAAATGCTGGCGGCCTAACCGATATTTACAAGGCCTTCGGGACTTACGTCAAGTCGTTCTACTCCGTGATGTATCACCCTTCGTCCGTAAAGGTCAGTATTCTCAATTCTACTTACGAGCGGATCCATCATCGCGTCTCTTGGAGGAATACGGTTCCGGCTATCATTTCGGAAGAATACAAAAAGCGTAGCTGATGGCGATCAGCCAGAAGACATTGGCGGAGCGGTGGGAGCTTTCACCGGGAAGGATCTCCCAGCTCGTCTCCGAAGGGATGCCTCTGGACAGCATCGAGTCCGCGGAGAAGTGGCGCGCCCAGCGCCATCTTTCCACCGGGATCCCGCCGTCAGACTACAAGATGGCGCCGACTACGGAAGGCGAAGCTCCGGCGGAGTCCGTAGATGAAGTGGAGGAGAAGACACCGACGACCGTACTCGAAACCTTCGACTCGATCATCGAGCGCCAGCGCATCCTCGTTCAGATCTCCCGCAACCAATACATCAAGGCGGTCAAGTCCGGCTCTCCGCAACAGTCCCGGCTTTACGCCTCCTACGACAAGACGGTCAACACTCTGACCAAGCTCAAGGCCGAGGCGGATCGTCTCGCGCTTATGAACCGTGAATACATCCGGGCGAACGACGCAACCGAGGCCATGCGTAAGCTCGCCGGGGACTTCGTCAACCGTTTGGACAAGCTGGCTCTGGATGTCGCGGAGGCCTGCAACCCGGAGAACCCGGCAAAGGCCGTGAAGGTTCTGGAAGCGTGGTCACTCCGCGTGAGGGCGGATCTTTCCAAGGATGGATAAGGCTGAACTGCTTACGATCGGCAGAGGTGTCCTGCGTCCTGCCTACAGCGGCGACCCTGTGGAGTGGCTGGAGGCCAATGTGACCGCTATCCCCGACTCCCCTATGCCCGGCCCGTTCCGTTCCGAGCGTACGCCTTGGATCGCGGAGGCACTACGCATCGCCGCGGATCCCGAGACGCGCTTGCTCACGATCCTCGCAAGCATCCAATCCGGGAAGTCATTGCTGGCGCGCTTGTTCTCCTGCTACGTCATCGCGAACCAGCCCGGGCCAACCATGATCCTTCAGGCGACCGATGCCGAGGCCAAGGACTTCTCGATCCGTTACCTTCGCCCGGTCTGGAACAACTGTCCGCCCGTCAAGGCCAAGTTCAAGAACGACGACATGGAGAGATCTACGACGTCCGACTTTGATCGGATGACGATCTACTGCCGAGGCATTCACAACGAGACGAACCTTCAGCGACTCTCCCTCCGTTACGTTATCGCGGATGAGTGCTGGATGGCTCCTCCCGGACACTTGGCCGAAGCGAGCGCGCGCGTGACGGCGTTCGGCTGGATGGGCAAGCGCATCTTCATGTCGCAGGGAGGCGTAGACGGTCAAGAGTTTCACCAGCTCCATGAGTCCACGGACATGCGCGATTGGAATATGTGTTGCCCTTCCTGCGGACACTTACAGCCTTGGACTTGGAGTCAGGTCAAGTTCCCGGACGACGCAAAGGTCAATGACGAGTGGGATCTCATCCGGGTTTCACAGAACACCACTTACGAGTGCGTGTCGTGCAAGGCGCGCTTGCCGGACACCAACGCAACCCGGCAGGAGGCCAACTCGAAGGGCAAGTTCGTCTCGACGAAGCCGTCCAGCAACGCCAGCTACGTCGGACTCCATTGGAATAGCATGGCGACGATGAGCTGGGGTGAGCTTGCGGTGATGATGATCAAGGCCAAGGAGTCTATCGAGGAGTACGGCGACGAGGAGCCGTTGAGGATCTTCATCCAGAAACGTCTGGCCGAAAAGTTCGAGGAACAGCCGGACGAGATCAAGACGGAGGCCAAGCCGGGAGACTTCGTGATGGGCGCCGATTGGGAGCATGAGGGAGGGTTCGTCAAGGGTCGCCCTACCGTATTCCATGCGATCACCCCGGAGCAAAGGACAGAGCCGGACTTCGTCCGTATGAGGTTCATGGGCGTAGACGTCCAGAAGCGAGGGTTTTATTGGGTCATCCGCGGATGGTCTGGCGACGGGAGATCCCGGCTGGTCGATTGCGGTTATTGCTTCGCGTGGAGTCAGGTCAAGGAGATCCACACCAAATACCAAGTCCACTCCGCAAACGTATTCATCGACTCTGGTTATCAGCCGGACGACGTCCTCCAAGCTTGCGCCGCTAACGGGTGGGTCGCCACCCGCGGTGACCAGCGCAACGAGTTCGCGTGGAGGGTCAAGACCCCGGCGGGACTCAAGACGGAGCTTCGCCCATACTCCGCCCCGGTCGTCGAGGCGGTGGGGAACAAGAGGGTCAAGCGGTTCTACTTCTCCAACCTCCGACTGAAGGATGTCCTCGCGGCTCTTATCAAGCGAGGCAAGCACATGATCCCCAAGGACGTCTCCGACGAATACAAGGAGCAGATGAAGTCAGAGAAGCGAACCATCGGCACGAACGGCAAGCCGTTCTGGGAGCCGATCGCCAAGGACAATCACTTCTGGGATTGCGAGGTCATCTGTATTCTCCCGGCCTTGGCTTGGAGGCTGACGGGTCGCGCCGAGGAAGCGGTCGAGTCCAAGCCCGAGGGAGATCCTCAACCAGAGTCTTGACACGGTGGTCGTCCCGGGCCAATCTTACCTCGCACCTCACTTTCCCGGGCATGGGTTTGAGAGGCGGCACCTGTCCCCTCTGACTATCATGTTCAAGGGACAGGCCTTCTCATTTGACTCCCGCGTAGGGTCATGGCTCAAGCAACCGGGTGCTTCCTTATTCTTTCGCAAGCTCGCATCGAGGCTATTGCGGACAAAGCCGCCACGCTTTTGACTGAAGGAAAGACCATGATGAGTTACACCGACAGCGGGACTTCCGTGAACAAAGCGTTCCCGATGGACATCCAGACCACGCTGATTGAGTGTCGCTATGCTCTCCAGATCAAAGATCCTGCCCAGTACGGTTCGATTGACCGAGTCCGGGTTTACAACGGACTCTGGAACTTCCGCGGACTCTAATTGCTTTTATGCCCAAGAAACTGACCAAAGACCAGATCTCCAAAGCCATCAAGGACGTCAAGGCCTACGCCAAGCGCAAGGGTCTGAAGACGCGCGCCGACGGTTTCGGTGGCGGTGGTTCCGGGATCTTCTCCCAGTTCGAAGGCGCGAAGTATTCCAATAAGCGCCAATGGGTAAATACTCCTTGGCCTGCCGACCAGAAGAAGGTGATGACGGTTTTCGACCGTCAGGAGCTTACGCGCAAGATGCGCTGGCTCGCGGTCAACTCCGGCCTCATCCGGCAGATGATCTCGGACAATGTGACCTACGCCATCGGCGACGGGATCCGGGGTCAGGCCGCAAGCAAGGATGAGACTTGGAACGACTTGGCCGAAGCTTATTTTAACGATTGGGCGAACAAGCCATGCGACATTACGGGCCGCTTTAACTTCTGGGAGTGCCAGCAGATCTCCTGCCGGAAGGTCGATGTGGACGGCGAGATCTTCGTCCTGAAGACATATTCCACGGACGGGGTCGCCAAGATCCAGCTGGTCGAGTCTCACCGGGTCGGCACTTCTGCCGCCGCTATGGGCGCGCCGGAAGGAATGTTCGACGGTATCATGTTCAACAAGTATGGAGCCGTAATCGGATACAATGTCATCCGTAGCGACGGCACGACGCGCCTGATCCCGGCCAACTCGATGCTCCATATTCACCACCCCGAGAACGTCTCGGGCGCGCGGGCTTACTCCCCGATGCAACACAGCATCAACAACCTGATCGACATTCTTGAGATCCTGTCGATGGAGAAGCTCGCCGTGAAGACTGCCGGGGACATCACCCGCACGATCACTCGCGAAAACCCTCAATTCGACGGCACGGTTGCCGACTTCGAGGCCTTCGGTATGCGTCCGCAGGACTACCCCAACGGCGTCTACGACAACCCGGAACAGGTCGGCTCTTTCATCGGTGGCAAGATCCTCTCCCTCGCCCCGGGCGAGAAGCTTGAGAGCTTCCAGAGCCAGCGACCGAACGCGAGCTTCACCGGGTTCATCGAGCATCTCCAGAAGGACTCCACCGCCGGAGTCCTCCCGTATCAGTTTACCGCCGACCCCAACGGCATCGGTGGCGCCGCTATTCGCCTAGTCGTAAGCAAGGCGGAGCGCCATTTCGGTGCAAGACAGCACATGTTTATGACGCGCTTCCTCACCCCGGTCTGGGGCTACGTCATCGGCAACGCTATCGCCCGGGGAGATCTTCCCCCCAACGACGAGTGGAACAAGGTCAATTGGGTCACGCCTCGTCGCGTCACCGTTGACGCTGGCCGGGAGTCCGCGGCGAACCAGAAGGACATCGCGATGGGACTCAAGACCCTGTCCGACCACTTCGCAGAGCTGGGCATGGATCCCAAGGAGGAGATCCGTCGGCGCGCTTCAGACGCCAAGCTCCTCAAGGACACCGCCGCCGAATTCGGCATCCCGGTTTCCATGCTCTACCAGCCGTCTAACAATCCGGCCGACATTGACCAGACCCTCGGTGGCGAAACGCCTCCGGCGGAAGAAACCTTCACCCCTTTCCCTGACGACTCTCAAAACAACCCCAATGCGTAATCTCTCCAAGGACTTCAAGGGCCAGCGCCCGCTTCTCATTCAGCCCGCACAGGCCGAGGCCTACCTCACCCGCGTCGGCGACATGGAAATCCCCATGGACGCCAAGATGTCCGAGATGGGCGAGATGCTCACCGCGATCTTCGGCGAGAAGCCGACGCTCGAAAAGTTTCCGCCCCTCGCTATCATCCCGGTCAAGGGCGTTATCGGCAAGAACCTGTCCGAACTCGAGTCTATGTGCGGATGCTGTGACGTTCACTCCATCGAAGAAATGCTGGAAGAATGCGAGCGCGATCCGTCGATCAAGACCATCATCCTCGACATCGACTCCCCGGGCGGCACTTCCGTAGGCGTCCCGGAGCTTGCGAACCGTATTAAGAACTGCTCCAAGGAAGTCATCTCGTTCACCGGGAACGAGTGCTGTTCCGCGGCCTATTGGATCGGCTCCCAAGCTTCCGCCTTCTACGCCACTCCCTCGTCCTCCGTCGGATCTATCGGCGTTTACATCGCCTTCCCTGATTGCTCCGAGGCCTACAAGATGGAAGGCGTCAAGATGGACGTCATCAAGTCCGGCGCTTACAAGGGCGCTGGGATCCCCGGCACTTCCCTCGACGAAGGCCAGCGGAAGATGCTCCAGCAGGAAGTCTCTGACATCCACGCCGACTTCAAGGAAGCGGTGAAGTCTGTTCGCTCTTTCGTCGAGGACAGCTCGATGGAGGGCCAGCAGTTCTCTGGAAAGCGCGCCGCGGAAGCTGGTCTGGTAACCGCTCTGACCAATGGCTTCGACGAGATGATCCAGAGCATCAACCCGGAAGTATTCGTCCAAGTCGAGTCCGACGAGGAGAACGACAAGCGTCAGGCCGAGGCCTCCGCCCCTTCCATGTTCGAGAAAGCCATGTCTGCCGCTGACCGCGCGCTCTCCGGCCTCAAGATCAAGATGTCCAAGGCTAACGAGGACGAGGAAGAAGAAGACGAGGAAGAAGAAAAGTCCGAGGACGAAGGCGAAGAAAAGAAGTCGGAGGACGAAGACGAGGACGAGAAGCCCGAGTCGAAGTCCGAGGAAGACGACAAGCCGGAAGCCGAGGATGAGGAAGACGACAAGAAATCCGAAGGCGACGAGGACGAACCCAAGTCTGAAGGCGAAGAAGATGA